AAGATTCTATTACAGATTCTGTGTCATCTGATTTGACAGGGTGTGTCGGCTCATTTGACAGGGTAAGGATTCGGTACATATTGCTTCGCTGTCCGTTCTCTCCCTTCCTCTGCTCAAAGGATATGTGTCCCTTCTCACGTAACTTATTGATAATTAAGTTAACGTTCTGCCGGGACATTCCCGCCCTGTTAGCGAGGTATTTTTGTGAGGGCCAACACTCTCCTGTCTCATCGTTAGCATTGTCTGATAGAAGAACCAGAATCATTTTCTCAGACGTTGTTAGGTCAAGGTCTAGCGCCTTGAGTATCCTTCTTAGGCTCATAATTTATCCTAAAAATTAAAAGAATTTGGGATTCTACCAAATCTGTGTGGTATAATCAACCGATGAAAAGCAGGAAGTACATGCAGTGGGTAGCAGAACATCCATGTATTCACTGCGGAACGTACCCTGTCCAAGTACACCACCTTAGAAGCAGTTCTCTTGGGGCAGGGATGGGCAGGAAGGTTCCCGACTACTTTACCATACCAGTTTGTCAGCAGTGTCACTCGGACTGCCACTCTCTGGAACACGACAAGGAGACACAGTACAGATGGACGTTGCAGATGATAGGGAGAGCGATGGAGAGTGGCGTGTTAAAGATGTCCTAGTTGCCATAGAGATTGAACATGACGGCGAACCGGACGATGAGATTATGAGAGCCATAATTTCCCAAGAGTTAGATCACAACATATACGTCAACAACAACGTTACGTACCGTGTTGAGGTCAAGAACATAACCTTCATGGATAAACTAAATTGATAGAAGACAGAGCAGTGGAGACACTGGAAAGAATCGACAAGGTTTTTGAGGATGACATATACCCCAAGTTGCTTTTCGTACACACAGAGATGGGGCCTTACAAGGAGATGTTGAGAGGGCTGTTCATAGAGGGAGCAACCGTGGGTATGAAGGAGATATTCAAGGAGGTATCAGGTGAAGAGGTACGTGATACGATCAGACGACATTAAGTGGAGATGCATAGATGCCGTCACTGACATAGACACAGAAGGCAAGAAGCAAGAAGTCATAATCAGGGAGCATAAGAATAGTCGTAGCGTGGAGCAAAACAATTTATTCCATGCTATAATCAGGGCCTTGGCAGAAAGCACAGGACACAGCGTAGAAGAGATCAAGGAGTACGTCAGTCAGGAGTATCTTGGTAGTGTGGAATACACAGGACTCGACGGCACACCTAGAACCAGAGTACGTGGAACTTCTGAACTTGATGTCGAGGAGATGTCGGGCTTGATCGAAAGGGTCAAGCAATTAGCAAACCAACTTGATGTACGAATGGAGCATATTGAATATGGATGACCTGACTGAAGAAGATATCCAAGAGATGGAAGCACAACAGGAGTACGAACAGACTGTAGCCCAATGGGAGCAGTGGGAGGAAGAGAATGTCAGTAAGTAAACGAGACTTCCTCAATGCCTTGGTTAAAGAGAACGATCTCATAGTTAAGGAGGACATCTTCAACCTTGAGCGAGGCGGAAAGAATATCCCTATCATCACAAGGACAGGGATTGAGAAGATACAGTACGCAAACGAAATCAAAGTATCGTTTGAACTGATGAGCGTACCGCCTCAGAAAGACTTTGCAGTTGTGAAAGCAGTTGCAACGAAGGGTGACACAACCATTGAAACCTTTGCCTCTGCGTTGTTTGGCAAGGGGAGAGAAGGGAATGTCACAACGTTGTATGTCGTAGAGATGGCAGAGAAGAGAGCGTTGTCACGTGCTGTACTCAAACTGTCAGGCGCATACAAGTATGGTGTTTATGGTCAAGATGAATCAGAGGAATTTAAAGATGGCTGAGAAGAAGGTAACCAAGAAACCTGCAAGCAAAGGTACAGTTAGTGAGAAGCACAGAGAACTAATCATCAATGTCCTTAACCTATCAACAGAGGTGACAAGGGATGTTATGGAGATAGGTTCTGCGTATGCCAAGGACTGCCTTGATACGCAACGTGCCATAGAAAAACTTGCCAGCGAAATGAAACTCAAACAAGACTCATACTGGAGTAATTGGAAATGAGTCACTGGTATGACAAGGAGGGCAATCCACATTACGAGATTGAAGGCAAGACAGGTATGCGTAACACCACCTTGCGTGATGCTCGTAAGCATGGATGGGTTCCCTCCGTGTCTACCGTTTGGAAAGATGTGGTTGCATCTCCCGGTCTGAACAGATACTTTCAAGACCAGTTGTTTGACTCAATGGTAGAGTCGAAACAGTTCTGGGATGAAGATGAGTCAGCGTTCAAGAAGCGTGTGTTTGCATTGTCCAAAGAGCATTCGATAAAGTCTGCTGAGAGAGGGACGTACATGCATAACCTGATTGAGCAACAACTACTCACTGGCAGTTGCGGATCACAAGACCCAAACGAAATACACATGGTCATGCAGACTCTCGCAAAGATGAGAGAAGTTTGTGGTGATCAGGACTGGAAGGTGGAGCAGTCATTCGCTCACCCAATGGGGTACGGAGGCAAGATAGATGTGTACTCTGATGAGTGGGTGGTTGACTTCAAGACCAAGGAAGTTTTGGATGAAGGTAAGAAGCCTGATGTGTACGACTCTTATGGTGTACAACTGGCGGCTTACAATCATGGGATAGGTGGAGGAAGGAAACTCCTCAACCTTTTTGTATCGTTTTCTTCTCCCGGTTATGTAGCAGAATACCAATGGGAAGAAAGAGAGAGGCTGTTTAGTATGTTTGAAGCGGCCTTACAATTATGGAAACTAACCAAGAGGTATGATGCTAGATGGCAAGCGTAAACAAAGCAATTTTAGTGGGTCACGTTGGCAAGGAACCTGAGTTCCGCGAGACTAAATCGGGAGACACAGTGGCGTCCTTCTCACTGGCAACCAACAGTGGGTATGGCGACAACAAGACAACCGACTGGCATAGGGTTGTGTTCTTTGGTAAGACTGCTGATGTGATCAAGCAGTACGTAAACAAGGGATCACAAATCTATGTCGAGGGAAGAATCTCTAACCGCTCCTATGATGATAAGGAGGGGATCAAGAGGTACGTGACTGAGATCAATGGGTATGTAATGCAGATGCTAGGAGGTGCAGGAGGAGAGAAGCACACCGCTGATGTAGTCGAGAAGGGAGAGGACATTCCCTTCTAATGTAAGGTCATTAAACTATGACCTAGCAGAGCATATGAAGTATTCATTTGCTAGATACTGCTACCGTAAGTCGAGAAAAGACTCCTCAAAAAACTGGAGCGATGTATTCAAAAGTTTTTGGGGAGTCTCTCTTGAAGAGTACATAGAGTACGCAATCAAAAAGAATCTGAAAGACGATTACGAGGAACTTGAATGTCATTTTACAGAGAAGTGAGGTTTTTCAAGCGGTCACAGGGAACAAGGACTGTGATCCTACAAAACAACCCAGTGATCATAGATGTCGGGGCCATATGTTGGGCCAAGAAATCAAACAGAAAGCAGGAGGTACTTGCTGAAGACATGTCTTCTCAAAGTTCCTTCAAGGAGATTACCGTATACGAGATAGGCCTTGCCGATAACAGCAAGTGGATCATTCCAATGTCTGAGGTATCCAAGTTGGAGATCGAAGTAGAAGAGGGGCCTGTTACGTTATGAACGAATACCAAAAGTTTATTCACAAGTCGAGGTACGCCAAGTATCTTGACGAGCAGAAGCGCAGGGAGACATGGGAAGAGACAGTCGAGCGTTACGTAGACTTCTTCCAGAACAGAACGTCCATTAATCTGGGGCCTGTTCGTGACGCAATCATTAACATGGATGTCATGCCTAGCATGAGGTGCATGATGACTGCGGGTAAAGCATTGGACAGGGATGCAGTCGCCGGATATAACTGCTCGTACCTTCCTATTGACAGTCCAAGAGCATTTGATGAATGCATGTATGTTCTCATGTGTGGCACAGGAGTTGGCTTTAGTGTGGAGAGAGGCTACATCAACATGCTACCGCAAGTGGCTGATGAGTTCCACGATAGCGATTCGGTTATCGTTGTAAGCGATAGTAAGATTGGTTGGGCCAAGGCTCTTAAGGAACTGGTCAGCCTGTTGTATGCAGGACAGGTTCCCACATGGGATGTGTCAAAGATCAGGCCTGCGGGTGCTAGGCTCAAGACATTCGGAGGCAGGGCATCAGGCCCAGAGCCACTGGATAAACTGTTCCGCCACTTTGTCAGCGTGTTCAAAGGCGCATCAGGCAGGAAACTAAACTCCATAGAGTGTCACGATCTGGTGTGCTTTATCGGTGAGTCAGTGGTAGTAGGTGGTGTGCGTAGGTCAGCCACTATCTCGCTATCCAATCTGACTGATGATCGTATGCGTCATGCCAAGTCTGGTCAGTGGTGGACTGAGAATCCACAGAGGGCTTTGGCTAACAATAGCGTATGCTATACAGAGAAGCCTGACATGGGGATATTCCTGCGTGAGTGGACTGCTCTGTATGAAAGCCGTAGTGGAGAGCGTGGCATCTTTAATCGTGAAGCCGCAAAGAACATGGTTCCAGAGCGCAGGGACAGTGACTATGAGTTTGGTTGTAACCCATGCTCAGAGATTATCCTCAGACCAAAGCAGTTCTGTAATCTGTCGGAGGCTGTATGCAGAGAGGGCGACACGCTTGAGGACATCAAGAACAAGGTAGAGATCGCCACTATCATTGGCACTCTACAGTCCACGTTAACTGACTTCAGGTATCTGTCTCCCGCATGGAAGCGCAACACTGAGGAAGAGAGACTGCTTGGCGTTAGCCTGACAGGGATCATGGATTGTCCCGCTGTTATGAATGCCAGTGCAGATGATCTGGAATCTCTCAAGACTCACGCTATCAGGGTAAACAAACAGTGGGCCAAGAAACTTGGCATCCCAGAGAGTACCGCCATCACTTGTGTCAAGCCGTCAGGTACGGTCAGTCAACTTGTGGACAGCGCATCAGGGATACACCCTCGCTACAATTCACACCTGATTCGGAGGGTTCGCAACGATAAGAAAGACCCTCTATCACAGGCCCTCATTGACTCTGGAATACCACACCACACTGACCCATACAATGCAGAGGCTTGGGTGTTTGAGTTCCCTCAGAAGTCTCCCAAGAAGTCTCTGACCCGACATGATCTGTCAGCCTTGGAGCATCTTGAGATATGGAAGAGGTTCTCTATGCACTGGTGCGAACACAAACCGTCAGTCACTATCTACGTCAAGGAGCATGAGTGGGTAGAGGTGGGCGCATGGGTGTGGCACAACTTTGATATTGTATCTGGTGTGTCCTTCCTGCCTAGCGCAGACGAGGCTCACTCGTATGAGTCTGCTCCCTATGAGGACTGCGACGAGAAGGAGTACAAGGCCAGAGCCAAGCAGATACCAAAGGAGATTGATTGGGACTTGATCCTAGAAGAGGAAGACGTTACCACTAGCAGTCAGGAGTTCGCCTGTACAGGGGGTGCTTGTGAGTTATGAAATACACTGGGGTAAGGGAGGAAGTTTCAACCACGGAAGGATAGAAGGCTACAGATGTGAAAGGTACACAGTAGGGGAAAAGGATAACAAGCAACACTGGTACATGCTTGCCGATCCTCACTTAACCTACCTGTGTTCCAAGGGGCCTTTCAACACACCAGAAGAGCGTGACACTTCAATAGTCGAGGAGGTTCGTAGGCGTGAAAACGAATAACCGTTGGCCTCTGCAAGAGAGCGACATAACTGAGAGCCTGTGTACCAAGTGCGCTATATGTTGCGAGATTGAAATCAACCCCAGTTGGAAAGACCCAAGGCAGATGCAGTGGTTACATGCCATAGTAGAAAAGCATCCCCACATTGAAGCCACAGAAACTGGAATCAAGATTAGATGCTCTCACCTAGTAGACGATTACAAGTGTGGGATATACGAGGATCGTCCTCAAATGTGCAGTGACTTTAACTGTGTCGCATGGGCAAAGGTAAGTAACAACAGGGAGCAGTACAACAAAGTATTGGAGATTGCTAAATGAACTTGCTAATAATTCCTGATGCACATGCCAACCCAGACTATGACAATGAAAGGTTTACCAATCTTGGTAAGTTCATTGTGGCGCACAAGCCAGAGTACATAGTATGTCTGGGTGACTTTGCTGACATGCCATCACTGTCTTCCTATGACAAAGGAACCAAAGGCTTTGAAGGCAAACGATATAAGAAAGATATAAAGAGTTGTATTGAAGCCCAAGAGAAACTTATGGAACCTTTAAGGACGTACAACGCCCAGAAGAGGAAGAACAAAGAGAAGCAGTACAAGCCCAAGATGCACATGTGTCTTGGCAACCATGAGGATCGCATCAGCAGGGCGACTAACTCTGCGCCTGAGTTAGATGGAGCCATTGGTATCAGTGACCTACAGTATGAGAAGAATGGATGGAAGGTTACTCCATTCAAGTCAGTGCTGACTGTGGCAGGGATATCCTTCAGCCACTACTTTACCTCTGGCATATCTGGAAGGCCCATCAGTAGCGTCCACCTTGGCTTCACACTGGTTTCCAAACTACATTGTAGTGCGGTACAGGGTCACACCCATTTGTACAACCACGCTGAACAGACGAGGCCTGACGGCCAGAAAATATTCGGCCTTAGTGCCGGATGCTATAGTCACCCCAAGTACTCTGAGAACTGGTGCAAGGACACCGAACATCAGTGGTGGAGAGGAGTGATTATGTTAAACCAACTAGATGGTGAGGGTTACTACGACGAGATAGTTGCCGTTACTCAGCGGAAACTGTTGAGGGAATATCAGTAATGGACACCACGCAACCGATGGGGAAGGCAGTGATACCAAAGTAGTTGTCCTCCACATCCTTGGTGTTGGCAATCTTCAGCACCTTTGAGTCTTTAACGATGAGGTATCCGATAGACCAAAAGGTTTGCGGCTCTATCTCATCTTCTTTTTCCCACCCTGCTGATGCGTAGATGTCTAACCACTCTACGCAGACCAATCTCATAGCGTCCTCTCTATACCAGATGTCTTCCTGTTAAACTCCGCCTTTTCTTCTCTTGTCTCGTCAATCCTTCTCTTCAACTCGTTGACCTTTCTCTTCTTTTGCTTTGGTGTGAGACTTCTGTTCTTTCTGGTAGAGGTTATGTCTGCTTTGAGTCCTCTAACCTCAGACAGGTATCGCTTGTTCTGTGCTGAACGTGCGTAAGGAGATATGGCGTATGGGTTAAGACCTACTGAAGAGCCAAGAAGTTTCCCAAGACTAACCTTTGTATCTCCATACCTGTTAGTTCTTCCCAACATAAAGTCAAACAACTTTCCTTCTATCTCTGTAGGATCAAGCCTGACCATTGCCTCGCCTAATGAGGACACAGATACCAATCCATTACGAGTCAACCAAGGAGGCATCATCATTGAGTTCATGTAACTGATCCTGTCAAACACTCTATCAGATAATGGATCGTTCTCGTTGACAATACGGTAACCGCTCCAAGGGTCTTGGTTGGTTGTGATAGCCGTCATCAATTGCCAACCGGGGCCTATGACCCCACCTTCGATCAGTGCTTTTGAGAAATCTCCTTGACTAAGTTTCGTTGCCATCTGGGTATACCAAGACCAAGGGAAGAAGTAAGAGATGTCAACAGCCTGCCATCTTCCTTCTGAGTCTTTCCAAGGCAAGAACAACATCGTGTTATCCTTTGTAAACTCAGGGAGTAACTCTTCCATCTTATCCCAATCATCTTCCATGAATGGAAGGGAGCCGAACAGAGCCTGTGCGCTACCAATCAACATCATGTATGGAATAAACCTATGGTACTTGCTTGGGTCATTCAGAACCTTGACCAACTCAGGCAAAACTTTAACTTGGAACGTAATGAATGGCGCTCCAAGGAAAGACGATCTCAATCCTCTGATCGTAGGGCTAACCTCGCTGTAGTCAAACAAAATCCTGTTTGCTTCCTGAACAGCGATGTCTTCTATGGATAGCAAGTCTGTTTTTTCCTTAGAAAGAATCTGATTAAGTTCTGCCCATTGCTAAGTTTGTCCATGATGACTGCAACCTTACCCAGTATTTCTATGTTCTGGTAAAGGTCACCACCAAACTCAGAAAGTTTGTTCCACATCTTCTGACCGCCTGTTAGTATCCCCCACACTCCTTCCTTCTCCATGTGTTGGAACACTATCTCCATCTTCTTCAACTCAGCAGATGTTAGTGTCGTACCTGACACACCCTGTTCTTTGGCGAGTTCATAAGCAGTAAACTTTTTACCTGTCTTTGAGTTAGTAAAGACCATGCCTGAGTCTTCTCCTCTCATCTCCTTGAGCGCGGCCCTTAATAGTTTAGGTTGTCTACGGAAAGACACACCGCCTATCAACTGCATCAACACCAAGTTAGATATAAAGTTTCTTACCACTGTCGGTGGGTTAAGAGGAACCTTAAGAGTCTTGAATGCGCTTACTA